GGTGGCGATAAAGCTGACGATGCTGTTGGTACAAAAAACAGCATAGGATTTGGTTATAGCAGTTCAGGGCGGGAGATAAATCCCGCGATGATTGGTCTTGAAACCAAATCAACAACTGCTGGGACTTACGGTGATCTGTATTTTGCAACCAGAAGCACAGGTGATAATGTCGCGCCAACGGTTCGGATGACCATTGATTCAGCGGGCGACGTTGGTATAGGAACTACGACTCCAGATCAATTACTACACGTATATAAAGCAACTGCCGGAAGTATAACTGCTTCTTCCGATGCTCAATTAGTTGTTGAAAACTCTGCTATTGCCGGTATTAATTTACTTAGTGGTGCAAGCAGTCATGGATTAATTATGTTCGGTGATTCTGGAGACGCCGATGATGGAATATTTGGCTATGACCAAAGTGATAGAGCATTTTATTTTAAGACGGCTGGAAATAATACAAAGAGAGTTTTTATTGATAACTCTGGCAAATTACTTATAGGCGACACTGCAAGTCATACTTCTGATCTTTTACAAATAGAAACTCCAGCAAGTGGAGGTGGTCATGGTATTCAAATAAGAAGAAACGATGCTAATAACGATCAGGTTATTGGCCATGTTATGTTTGGTAATAATACTGCTACTGATTTAGTTAAAATATCCGCAAAAACCGACGGTGACAGCAATGCGGGTGACTCAGGTGCATTAATGTTCAGCACTCAAGTTACAGGTGGAAGTCTTACGGAAAGAATGAGTATTGATTCTGACGGGAAAGTTTATATCAACTCCGCTGCGCGAACTGCGACTGGAAATGATGGATTATTACAAGTTGCATCTTCAACTTCTTCTTTGTGGTCGAGCATTGATACTGGCAACAATCAATATACCTCTATGGTTTCTGAACTTGCGGTGATGAATACTCAAGATAATGCCACCAATAGTTATGCGGGTATATTCTTTCAAGCTGGAGAAACATCAGCAGGAAGTCAAATCAATGCTGCAAGAATTGGAGCTATTCGAGAAGGAGCATTTGGTACTTCATTAGTTTTTGCTAATAGAAAAGGCACCAGCAGCTATGAGATGACGGAAAAAATGCGGATTAATAGCGCAGGCAATGTTGGTATAGGAAATGTCAATCCGCAAACACTTTTACATCTAGAACATGCTACAGCACCAACTGTTCGTATAGAAAGAACTTCAGGAGCTACTTCTGGAAGTTTAGGTTTAATAGAATTTGGTGCTAAAAATATAGATGATAATTTAGTAACTCTTTCTGCTGAACAAGACGGCGCTACTGATGCAGGTAAATTTACAATTAGTACTGAAGCCGCAGGTGGTGCCTTAGCTGCGAGAATGCTTATTACGTCTGCGGGTCAAGTCGGTATAAATCGCACTAGTTTCTTAAATACTTCTATCAAGTTAGAAGTTGGTGGTGCGGATAATGTACCCCTCATTGCCGCAGAAGCATCAGGAGTTCGCGCAGGATTAGGCGTTCGCGGTGGAGGCGTTGGGTTATACAACGATGGTACTAGCTACTTTATGATTAACAGTTCTGGTAATGCGACTTTTGGTGGTAGAATTCAAGGTACTACGACTAACTTTGATATTTACCAATCTACCTCAGATGGAAGTGATAACGCACGTACTCGTATAGGTGGAGGCGGTGATGTTACTAATTCCAGAGGCGCGTATATTGAAATGACGGGAAATGAACATTCAGATGCAGGTAGACTGACATTAATTTCTGGTGGTAGCGGTGATATTAAGCTCGATTCAGGTGGCGATATTATCCTCGATGCAGCAGGCAATGACATAGTTCTTAAAGATGCTGGAACCACATTCGGACAACTTACCAATGATTCGGGCAATTTGATTATCTACAATGCTGGCAGTCAGATGCTTAAAGGTTTAAGTACTGGATCAAATGCTCAATTTATAGGAGAGCTTACTGTTGCTGGTGATGTTAAGATAGGTAGTGGCGGTTCAACACCCGATTTAATTTTTGGTGAAGGAGACTCAAGTATTATTGGCCCAAATAATGCCAACTTTTTAATTAAAAGTAGAGGTAATGATAGTACTGAGGGGATTTCATTACAGGGTGCTGATGGTGCGGGAATTAAAATAGATAAAGCTGGCAACGTTGGTATAAATGGCACCTCTACAGTTTCTAGACTTCATGTAAGAGGTGAAACTAATGACAGTAATAAATATTCGTTTGAAGCCTGCAATAGCTCAGGTAATACTAAATTTTATGTCCGAAATGATGGTCAAGCTGCTTTTTACACTAGTGGTAATGCGCCTAGTTTTAAGGTAGATCAAACCGGGCGTACAACTAATACTTTACAACCTGCGTTTCTAGCTACAGCAGGAAGTGAGCAAAGTAATATAGCAGTGGGAAGTTGGGTCACTGTTGCCTTTGGATCTGAAGCATTTGACCAAGGAGGCAACTTTGCAAGTAATACATTTACTGCTCCTGCAGACGGGAATTATCAGCTCCAAACAAACGTGTTAGTAAAAAATATAGATACAGCGTCTAATTACTATCAATTGAAACTGGTGGCAGGGGGTCGCTCATATTATTACACATTTGATCCGGGCGGTTTTTCGGGGGATACCACCAACTATCTGGAAATGACGATTTCAGTTTTAGCAGATATGGATGCTAATGATACTGCAATTGTCTGGATACTTCACAATAACGGCACATCACAATCTGACATAGATTCTGTGTCATTTTTCTCAGGCTTCTTAGCCTGTTAAACAACAACGGGCGAAATAACCTATCTTAAAGGAGATAAAAAATGGCAACAATAACACTAACGGTTGAAGTAACCGATACAGAGCAAGCAATATTGCTCAATGACCTATTAAACATTGATGATTGGCTTCAGGCCGCAATGTTAGGTAAAAAGAATAATTGCTGGAAACGATTGCAGCAGGAATGGACCATGAAACTAATGAATGATGATAGTTTTACAGACCCTATTCCAAGTAACAAAGATGCTTTTGTAACTCTAGTAACCAGTAGAAGCGACTATAAAACTAGGGCCCAAAGAGAAGAGTAGCATAAAAAAGCCCGCTTTCACGGGCCTTTTTATTACTTCTTAATTTACTACTTCGGCTTCTATCGGCTCATCAGAGGGTTCTACTAGCCCCTTCAGTTGTTCCGTGAAACCAGCAATAGCCATTTGATTCTGAGCTGCTCTTGCAGAGTTGATATTCAACTGCTGTTGCAAATCGTTGATTTGCGCAATAGCAATTCTTGCTTCGTCTGACAACTCAGCAATAATGTACTTTTTGTCATCTAACATAAGTACGGGCTCATCATTAGTCACTTCCGCGGCCATGTTGTTCTCCTTATTTAAAGATATCTTTCCAATTACCAGTAGTGCTAGCGCGAGCATACTCGGTAGCACGATTTTCAAAAAAGTTAGTATGTTCTACCCCGTTTAGAATGTAATCCAACCATGGTAACGGATTCTTAGAACTTTTGAATATAGCTTTCATTCCTAAGCCTAAAAGACGTCTATCTGCAATATATCTAATATATTCCTTTACCTCTTCCGAGGATAAATCCAGAATTTCAGCACTTTCAAAACAAGTATCAATAAAAGCATCCTCTAGTTCTACAGTACGTTCTGCTGCACAGTAGATTTCATACTTTAACTCATCTGTCCAAAGGTCAGGGTTCTCGCGAATTAACTCTTTAAAGAGTCTGCTCATGCTCTCAACATGTAGCGTTTCGTCTCGAATACTCCATGTTACGATCTGCCCCATCCCTTTCATATAGTTGTGTCTGGAATAATTTAACAAAATAGCAAAGCTACTAAATAGTTGTACGCCTTCTGTAAAGGCACTATATACTGCTAAGGTTTTTGCTAATTCTACCAAACTTCCTGTACCAAACGTACTTAAATACTCATGCTTTTCATACATGGATTGTATCTCAGTAAACTTTTGGTACTCGGAATCGTCATATCCTAATGTCTCTAATAACAAAGAATATGCCTCTTGATGTACCGCTTCCATATTAGCGAAAGCTGATAGCATCATTCTTACTTCTGGCTGTTTGAATGTAGGTAGGTAATGCGTTGCATACCCACATGCTACATCTACGTCAGCCTGCGTAAAAAACCTAAAGATATTCGTCAGTAATTGACGATTATCTGGTGTTAATCTTTCTCTAAAATCCTTTAGATCGTCTGCAAGGTTTACCTCATCTGGTAACCAATGCATATGTTGTTGTGTCTTATAAGCCTCAAATGCCCAAGGGTAATTAAACGGCTTATAGTAATGCCTCTCTTCTAATAACATTTATCCCTCACAAGCTAAACATGCTTCATCATCATTATAATCAAACACAAATTCTCTTAATTTTTGATCTGATACTATCTCTGCTCTTTTAATAGCTTCGCTGCGAAGATAATACAGTGTTTTTAATTTCTTACTCCATGCCATCATATGGACATTGTGTAACTCTTGTTTCGATACATCTGCCGGAAAAAATATATTCACACTCTGTGCCTGACAGATAAATTCTTGTCTATCAGCAGCGTGTTCAACTACCCATCTCTGGTCAATTTCTACCGCAGTTTTGAATACATCTTTAGTCCATTCATCTAATTCTTCCAGATGCTTAATACTACCACTATTAGTAATAATGGATTTCCAAGTCTCTTCATTATTTATACCTTTTTCTTCTAGTATTTGTTCCAGATATTTGTTTTTAAGTAAAGAACTCCCTGTTTTAGTTTTCTGAGTAAAAGCATTAGCACGGTAAGGCTCAATACTAGGACTAGTATTGCCACATATAATACTACTAGAAGCATTAGGAGCAATTGCCAATAAATGAGCGTTCCTAACTCCCGCACCCCACCATTTACCGTCCGGACATTCCCCTCTTTCCGTAGCAAGTTGTCTAGTAGCAGCTTCTGCTTCCTTCTTAATATGCCTAAACGCTTTGAGATTAAAAGATTTTGCCATTGCAGACTCAAAAGGTGTGTTGTGCTGTTGAAGATACGCGTGAAATCCCATCGCACCGAGTCCAATTGATCTCTCTTGCGTTGCAGAAAATTTTGCACGCTGCAACTCATCTGGCGCACTTTCAATGAAATATTGTAATACATTATCAAGCATCCGTACAAGGTCAGGAATAAACTCTTTGCAGCTACTCCACTCATCGAACTTCTCTAAATTTACACTCGATAAGCAACATACGGCAGTTCTCTCCTCATTAGTTGGTAGTGTTATTTCACTACATAAATTACTTTGATTTACTTTTAGCCCTAATTCTTTTTGATAATCTGGTAGGGCATCATTTACGGTATCCCCAAACATAATGTAAGGTTCTCCGGTTTCTACTCTATTTTGTATTAGCTTGACCCACAGGGCTTTAGCTGCTACTGTTTTCTTTATTTCTCCTGAGTGGGGATCAATTAGATTCCAACTGTCATCAAAGGCTTCCTCTTGGGTAGCCTGGGCAATAAGCTCCATAAACTCATCTGGAATTATAATAGCATGATGTAAATTAATAGACTTCCTATTAATATCCCCTCCAGTAGGCTTTCGTACATCAAGAAACTCTTCGATCTCAGGATGAGATATAGGTAAATAAGCCGCATAACTTCCTCTCCTTGTTATTCCTTGACTGAAGGCAAGCATTTCTGCGTCTACTACTTTTAGAAATGGTATCACTCCAGTACTTTCACTTCCGTGGGACGTCTTAGACCCCACACTTCTTAGGTCTCCCCAGTATCCGCCAATCCCGCCTCCGACAGAGGACAACCAGGCGTTTTCTGTATAATGTTCCGTAATTCCACCCCGACTGTCGGGAATGTAATTAAGAAAACAACTTATCGGAAGCCCTCGAGAGGTTCCCCCATTTGACAAAACTGGCGTGGAAAACATAAACCACATACTACTTGCGTAATTATATAAACGTTGGGCCATTTCGTCATCATCCGCAAAAGTCATCGCAGCTCTCGCAAATGCGTCTTGTGGGGAATTTTCTGCCCCTGTCAGATACCTGTCCTCTATTGTTTTTATACTAAATTCCGGCAGAGATTCATCTCTGCTATAATCAATTTTAATCATATCAACCCTTAAAGATGCTTCGACATTTTTGTTCAATGTCAATAATGTTATCCTCCCCTATAGCATCTTCACAGTATGCCATTAAGTCCATCAATTGATAATTCCTTAGTAGAACATCGGGCATCGTGTTGAGAGTTTGTATATATTTATATTTACTTTCAATAGGACATGCGTCATATATGTCAAATGCTGAGCCATACTCATGTACTAGAGTTTCTGCGCGTTTTGGACCGATTCCAGGGATACCTGGTATGTTGTCCCCGCTATCGCCGGTCAGACACTTTACTGTAATATAGTCTTCTACCTCAAAATTGTGTGTATCTTTCCATGTTTCATTTGTTGTTTCTTTTCTATTGACATATGAAAATCTTGATACATTATGGTTAATTAACAAGTCCCAATCACGATCAGAGCTGATTAACCATACATGAGCTGCGTTTTCTAAGTTTTGTACTAAATAGGCAGCTATATCGTCTGCCTCAACGCCCTCATATTGTAAAACAATATACTTCTCAGATAGTAAATCAAGAGTTGCCCGAATTTCATCATAGAAACGGATAAAAGTATCCTTCTCTTCTTGGGTTTGCTTTTCATATTTTTCTTTACGATCTAATTTGTACTCTGGATATATGCTTTTACGGTATCTACTACTTCCTAAATCTGCGGCTATTATTATAGTTCCACAGTTATATGAAGTAGCAAAGGATTCTACCGTTCTTAAATATTCATCCTTGAATTCTTCCTTACCCTGGTGCTTCCATCTGAATCCTAAATTTAAAGCATCTACTATTAGTATTCTGTCCTCATCCCTAGACGACAACTGCTTGAATGTCTTGACCATTAATAAACCTCGGTTTTTCACTAAGTAGCCAGTGTTCAGCTACCATTACATAACAATTTAAATGCCCAACGTACATGTAATGTTTAGTACCTTGTGGCATATCTCGTGTACCTACAAATATCTTTGAGCGATTATACTTAAAGAATAAGAGAGGTTTTCTATTTGTTCTCTTAGCTTGATCTTCTGCTTGATTCCACCAACTAACAAATTCACTGGATTTATTAGTTAAAACTTTATCATCAAAATGAGAGTTTTTATAAAACTTAACTTCAATACAGTAATTCATCGCTGTGTCAGGTATAAACAGATCTCCTTTCATAAAAGGTAGGGCCCCTGACATTGGTACTCGCTCAAACTCTAACCCTGTGTGTTTTCTAAGTAATTCTCTTACTTGTTTTTCCCCTTCTGCGCCTTTGGCTCGGGAATCAACCATTCTTTTTCTCCTTTATTCTAGTCTACTAATACTATTCTCTTTGACCACTTCTATTTTTTCTAAAAGTGGATGAGTCCAGCCGTGGGATACTATGTAAGTATTTAACCCCTCTTCTGCTAGTAAAACTTCTACTAATTTTTCTCTTCCCATTTCGTCTAATACATTTATTACTTCATCTAAAAATAATACATTTATTCTACTCTTAGAGATGCTGCTCATTAATTTTCGTATTGCTACTAATGTAGCTGTATTTACTCTTGCTAGCTCTCCACTACTAAGTGCAAGAATATCCACCGAATTTCCATTATCGGACAGATCAACATTTAATTTATCATTCGCAACTACAAAATTTATGTTAAAGCGTCCATCACTTAGCTCGGCTAAATACTCATTAGCTAAGTCCTCTAATTCTTTTACTAGATTTTCTAGTTTATAAGCAACTAATCCATTTGTGGAAAAAGACCTCTTTAAGACTTCAAGATTATTGAAGACTTTCTCTTGCTTAGATAAGCCTTTCTTAACTCCTTCAAGTTCTTTTTCAAATTCTCTGGTTTGTTCAAGAATGACTTGGATTCTTGTGTTGTGTTGCTCTCTTTGGGTGTTTTCATTTATAATTTCCTTTAATTGAGTTCTGGTTTTAGCAATAGATTCTTTTAAGTCCTCTATCTTTATGCTCAATTCTTCCCCATTTAATATCTCACTAGGAATAGTTTTATCTATCTTAGTGAATAAATCTTCAAATTCTCTTTGCTTTTTCTGCTTATTTTTTATTATCGAATTTGTACGTTTAGCTCTTTCTATTACTACGCTTAGGTGAACGTCCTCTTCCTCCGCCTGCCGGCTTTTTTCCTGGCTTTGGCTTTTTAGGTTTTGAATTACCGTAGGGTCTACCTCTTGATGGCATGTTGGGCACTCCTTATCTAGCTTGTTTAAATGTTCAAGCTCTTTGGCGGCTTCGTCTTTTTTCCGCCTTGCTCTACCAAGAAACATAGTTAAGTCTTCTGTTTCTTGGATCCCGTCTCCTTCTTCTCCTACTAGCGTGAAGTCGGCAGGAGATATATTCGCAAGTAGTTCTTGGTATGTATTATTTAATCTAATTTTTTGATTTTTTTGACGAATATTTTCAAAGTCTACTGTTAATAGTCTTAATGCCTTCTCATCTTCATCCGAATTTTTTGGCAAGTTTAACTTTGATAATAGTTTCGTATCCCTCAATTTGTTGTCATGTAACCATTTTATAATAGTGTTAGAAGTTCCAGTCAGTTCATTTATTTCCGCAGTGATTTCTTTGGAAATATTCCTAAACACCTCGTAATATTTTGTATACTCATTAATTCCGAATAAATCAACTAAAAATTTCTTTCTATTTGCATCTGTAGCTGTTAGAAATTGAAGACTTGCACTTGTACTTTGATATACTAACTGTGAAAAAGTCTTAAAATCTAAACCTAGTATTCCCTCTAATGTCTTATATGTATTTGTAGCAGTATGACTAGAAATATCTTCTTTCTTAGAAAACAGCTTTACTTTTATACTACCTCTACTTCTCCTCACTTCTACTCTGTATGGAGTAGTTTCTACAGAAAAGTCTAAAAATATGTTATAGCCTTTATTATAAGCTCGATTTTGAATATCTGCTTTTTTAATACCTTTTGAATTTTTATTAAACAGAGCTTCTTCAATTATAAGGGGAATAGAAGACTTACCTGTTCCATTAGTACCTACCAATTGGGTTAAGGTACTATTGTTTAAATCTATAGAATTATTACTACCATAGCTAAAACAATTATCCCACTGCAATTTCTTTAGCGTAATCATGAAATGTACTTAATATATCCTTTACTTTATTATCTTCCAATTCTAGAATATAACTTAAATATTCTACTAGCTCTTCTTCTATTGTCATATCTTTATCTAAAATGAGAGCTGCCTCTGTCTTTCTTTTTACTACTTTCTTATCTAATAAATCCGAATTGGCTACGGAAGATAAGTCTGCAATACTCCCTTCTAATTCATATATTGTATGATGGTAATCTGTAGGAGTCATATCTTTTTCACTAGAAACTGTCTTTCTAATTAGTTGTGGAAGATTAAATTTTTTCCACTCCCATTCAATTCCGTTGTTGCCCTCTATGATTATATATCCTGTGTCTACTAAACTTCTATGGAATTGAGTAGTCATAGGGCTACCTGGGTATACAATATTTAATTGCGTATTTCTATGGCTGTGTAAATCTCCAGCATATACTACTGGAAATTGTGCAAATCTTTTTAAATCTATTTCTGGCGTAACATGTGGAGGTATTGCTCCCCGAACGTGAGTGAATAATGGCTTGCGTATACTAAAGTTATTAGTGTGCCATTTTCCGTGTAGTTCACAGTAGGGGAGCACCCCAAATCTTGCTTCATTATGAATAGAATCGGTTATGTCTACTAACGGATTCACCTCCTTTGTGGCTTTTTTGAGTTGAGTTAAAAATGTACGATTCTTTTTAGTGGCTTCATGGTTTCCGTCATATATCAATGTTTTGACTGAAACATCACTAATAAATTCAAAGTATAATTCTAATTCATCCATCGTAGGGAGCCTGTCAAACAGGTCTCCCCCAATAATATGAAGCTTAACTTCTTTCTCTAACTTATGTATTTCATTAAAGAAAGTCTGATACCGTTTACGCGCCCATTCCACTGGAACATTTTTCTGCCCCAGTTTTAAGTGCCAATCGGCTGTAAATAGTATCGGATATGGTACTACCATGGAACGTCTGCTGTTTTAAGCTCTGATTCCACTTCTGCGGGAACCTCAGGACTTTGACCTGCAATACGATCTAAAAGCTCCTTTTGAGCTTCAGGCGTGGGACGCGGTAAAACATCTTCCATAGATTTAAGCTCTCCTACTAGTGCTTTCTCTTCCTCTCCTAAAGCACGAGTTTTACAACGGAGTACTTGTAACTGATACTCTACGTTAAATACGTTTGGCCCAGTTTTTACTCGCTTAAAATTCACATCCCAGCCAGTTTCAGGGTCTGTTGGATCTCCTAAATCTTCGGCTGCTAACATGATTTGTTCCAGTAACTTCTTCTTTAAGTTAAGAACTTTAACTTCTCCGTCATGAAGGCATTGAATAGCATACGCCCAACCGCACTTCATTTCAGGATTGTACTTACGAACCCAATCCGTTTCAATATTATCAAACGCTTCTTTGTCACGATTGAATCCTAAACACTCCATTGGAATGTTCTTTCCGTTCTCTCCTTTAACCCAATATACATAACGAGGCAGTATGTCACCAACCATTCTAACACTGTTGTCTCCGTCTTTATATGTGTATTGTACTATTGACGACTTTTGGGCCGCCCCTTTTGAATCAGCAAATTTTAATGCCATTTTGTTTCTCCTTGTGGCTTCTCAAATAGGAAATGAATTTTTCCATCTTCTATATTAAGTAGGCTGTTATTTTTTATAGTTTCCTCTTCCACTGGTGAGTGTAAAAGGTCTAGGGTTGCATCTTTAGTTTCTAAGTAATTACTCAAATTACGAAAACTCGCAAGATGAATGTAATGAAGCCACGCTAAAGTTTCGTGACCTCTTCTTTCAGTAAACACCATCTCTGGATGTATCAAAAATGAATCTCCTGAAAAATCTTTCTGGTAATACTTATACAGTATATCCTTATTATTCTTTGGTACCGAATTAAAAGTCAGCAAATGAAGGATAGCAAATATATCCTTAGATCTCCTGTTTGAGTGCTGAATTATCTTTTTCCAATTAAACAGTATCATATATTATATCAAAAATCGCCGTGTATGTCAAGAACTATTTTTTTAAATGTTTTGTATCTTATAGCCTTGTTTTATATAATAACCACTACGGTTATTCGCTTGTTTTCTAGCAGTATTGCCTTTTAGGTTTATATCTACTATAGTGGGAGTTTTCTTCCCTTCTTTTAATCTTATTATTCTACCTATCAACTGGGTTAATAGAGGTTCATTATTAACAGGGGTTCCTAGAACTAAACAGCTAAGAGCATCTAAAGATATGCCTTCTGAGAATATTGATTGTGTTCCGTATAATATGTCTTTATCTTTGTTAATTCGTTCCATCATTGCCGGCCTCTCTTCATGAGGGGTTTCCCCAGTAATTACTATCGCATTGTCTCCGCTTAACTTGGTACAATTCTTTAAAAATTCTACACGATCTGCTACTACTAATACTTTATGTCCTTTTGCTGCGTACGCACTTGCAATCATAGCTACCGTATGTTGATATTCATCATTATAGGCCAGCTCATTAATCTTTTTAGCCCAAGGAATACTTCCTCCATCGAGAAATCTTATCTCTGAATATACTCTATCTACTTGAGGCGTCATGTAGTTTTCTTTCGGGGGAAAGTAAACTGTGGGACTAAAGTAATCTCTAAATACTACATGTTTTCCATCTTTTCTTTCTATTGTTCCTGACAAGCCAATCTTATATCGTGCTCGACATTTATCTATAATTTTTGCAAAGGTGGGAGAGGATACATGATGCATCTCATCCAAAATAACTGT